CCACTCATCAGGAGTGATGGGGTCAATGCCATCCAGGGAGGTGGGCACGAAGACCTCGATCTCCTGGCCGCTAGGCTTGGCAACGCCCTCGCCCTTGAGCCGGTCCCAGGTGTCCTTGCCGTAGCTGCGCCCATAGACCAGGCGTCGGCCCTCTTCCAGGGCACGCTTGTTGGCCTCAGGGTTGGACGGGTCGAAGGTGACGGCGTCCTCGCCCCACACAGTCTCCCAGTGAGACTTCAATGCCTCAGGGGTGGCGTTGGGCAGAGCGTCCTTGACCCAGCCCTTCTGCTGGTCCTGCTCAGTGAGCAGATCGTAGGTGGCGTTGAAGACCACCTCGTTCAGCTTGCGGAGGTAGGCGGGGCGCACGTTGTCACGGGCGCTGTTCAACGGCACCTTCTGTTGCACGTTGATGTGGAACTTGCCGGGGTGTTCGACCACGGGCATGCCCAACTCAAAGATGTGGGCCTTCTCGCCAGCCGGGACGGGGAAGATCTCCACCTCGGTCTTGCGGGAGGTGTCATGCATCACGCCCTCTTCGTCCCAGTAGACGGTGTCGAGCGTGTCAGTCGCTACCCTGATCGGCGTGGGCCGGGTGATGACGACACCATTCAGCTTGAAGACCACGTCTTCGGGCGGGATGATATAGCCCACCAGCTTGAGGTATTCAGCGGCCTGCTTTTGGTTGAACTTGAGGCGGCAGGACAGTTCAGTACCAAGGTCGGTCTTGCTGTCGTCACCTTCCTCCCGTCCATCCTGATGGAAGGCCACGTACCCCTTGGTGGAGGTAACGGTCAGCGTCCCGCCATCGGTGCAGAGGGCGATCAGTTCCTTCTCACCCTGGCCGAAGCGTCCACGCTTCTTCACGTCTTCCCGCCGCTTGGAGGCGGCGAAGAGAGTGAAGGCATCTCGTAGGTCAGTGAAGCCGTCAGGATCGTTGTCGACCACGGTGAGTTCAGCCCACCCATTCTCCTGAGAGAAGTCGACAATGACCACTGTGGCATCGGCGTCGAATGCGTTGGCTGGACCCTCCAGAAGGATGCGAGGCTTGCCCTTGTTGTCAAGGGTTTGCCGGTATCCTTTCATGTCGATGTCCAGCACGCTCTTGCTGTGCTTGGTTGTCATGCATACATCGTATCACAGGTTCATGTGGGAGTGGCGTCACTTCTGATGTGACGTACGTCACACCAAACCTGCCATCACTCCACATGAATCTGTGATACGATGTATGCATGGCAACACGAACCAACACACAACCCGATGTGCGGTTCCTTGTCGATGTGTTCACCCCGCACTACAGCCACAGCCGAGACTACCTTATCGTCAAGGTGCAAGCTGTCTATGTGTCGGATGGTCACATCCGCAACCCGCACTTCTCCACCTACGACCCTGAGAAGGTCGGTCACCTCGACAGCTTCGTCATCGAGGGCCAGGCCAGCAAGGACAGCCAGGACTTCTACTACTCCGGTCATCGGTCAGCCCAGTACAGGGAGATCTACTCTGTTGAACTGCCCCGTGCCGAGAGCATGACGAAGACGCTGCGTCGCATCGCCAAGTATCTGGACCAACGCTGGGAGATTAACGGAGAGGCCCAGGACTTCGCAGAGTTCTGCGAGTGGGTCGCCCGTGCCCTCGGGGTCAAGAGGCAGAACCTCTTCGCCATCAAGATCGAGGGCCACAGTGGCACCTACGACGAGAACGTCTACCACTGGCTCTCCACCGACGAGTTTCGGACCTACCTTGCCAACAAGCTAACCAAATGGCAGGAGGCCGCATGACCCAGGTCTCAGGACCAGTCCACACCTACGAGGAGGAGTTCCCCAGGCACCTGGGGCCTCCTCCTGTCCCTAACTACACCGGGGCCAAGCTGCATGACTCCACCACCCCCACATACACCGTTGAACTAGACAACGGGGCCTTTTGGGCACTGTGGGAGATGCTGGAGTCGGAGGCACGGCACCGCTTCCCCACCAGGGGCATCATGGCCTACGCCAGGGCCTACCTGCGTGCTGTGGCTGCCTTTCGGACTGCCTACTGGGGTGCCAACCCGCCCCCTCCTCCACCGGAGCCACGCAAGCTGGTCCGAAGGAAGAAATGAAGACCTACGACGTACTCGATCTGCGCCGCCAGTGCGAGCAGAACCTGCGGTCCCACTACCCCGGTCACTCCAAGGAGTTCAGGGAGATGACCACGGTGGTGGTGTCGTCTGACTTCTGCAAGTACGTGGCTGCCATGGCAGAGGCATGGCCGGATCAGACCGAACTCCCCTGGCCGTCGAAGGCCGACGCCCACTGGCCCTTCATGGGCCAGTCGGTCCTCTTCGTCTTTGAAGAGACCATCTACATCGAGTTCCTCCTGATCAGCCACACCACTGAGGTCGGAGTCATCCCCCTGGATCACCCCCAGCCTGACGAACAGCCCGTGATCGCCATGTGCTTGCTCGACAGCAGGGCCACTGGCAGCGTCATCATCCGGTCACCGGAGGGTGAGTTCGTCGCCCGCCACGGGGATCTCCCCATCGAGATCCAGCCTCAGCACAGTCTCTTCGTCCACCCACCCTTCCCCTTCGTCACCCCTGGACTGGGGTTCAGGGAGGGCCTCATCACCGATGGCAACTTCGCCTGGGGTGTGACCGTCCACAAGCACGATGACCACCCCTACCTGGGCTACGCAGCCCGTTGGGAACGCTCGTTCGTGGAGGCAGTCGGCCACCGCATGTCGATGCTGTCTGAGCCTCACTACGAGAGGATGCCTCGGCCAGAACGTCGGGCCATCCAACGCACCGGGGTGCCTTATCGCCTGCTGCAACTGCGGACGCCAGAGAGGGCCACAGAGTCGACTGGGACCACCCACGTCAACTGGAGCAAGAGGTGGGCCGTGCGTGGGCACTGGAGGAACCAGCCCTACGGCCCCCGTGACAACCCCACCTACCGGCAGAAGTGGATCGATCCCTACATCAAGGGGCCAGAGGACATGCCCCTCGACATCCGGCCCACGGTGTTCAACCTGGGTGGGCGTCCGCAAGACCCCCTGACCTGAAAAAATCTGAGGGGTCGTAGGGGAGCAGGAGGTAGTACCTAGTCGGGGATCACGTTCTCCAGCATGCCCAGGCCAGCCTCCAGGTGGAGTCGGCACTCCCGTAGCTGGTCAAGCTGGTTCTCCCGGCCCACCTCTCCGAACTGGCGGTACCGGGTGAGGGCCTGGCCTGCTCCCAGGAGGGCCAGGTCAACCTCAGCCACGATGTCGGCCTCCCTCAGGGAGGCTGACCTGTCTCTGGCCTTCTTCCAGTACCCGGTTTCACGCCTGGCTTGACGCCAGGCTTTAAGCGGATTCCCCACCGACCCGTGCTAGCACACGCCGGGTCGGTAGCTGGGTGATCGTGGCCTCACCGTTGGTCGACGGCTTCTCGATCCTGACGGGCCGCTTGGCCTTCGCCAGCTTGCGCCGCTCTCGCTCCCGCTCAGCCTTGGCTCGCTGGAGGTCACGCTTCTTCTGAACGTCGGCAGCCTTGGCTTCCTTGGATCCAGGGGTCAGGCCGTCCTTCCTGGGCCTCCCACGGGGCCGCTGTGCCCCGTTCTCGTCCAGGAGGCCCCGATACCGCTTAGTGGGGTTCTGTGGGGTCACAGGGGCTTGTAGAGACCACGCAGCCTTGCTGAACTCATGCCTGGGTCCGTACTTGAGCCGGGAGCCAGGCACATTGAAGTTCACGGTCATCCCCGGCTTGCTGCCCTCTTCGTAGGGACTGGCCGGGAGGACGTACTGAGGGTGTCGCCCACTCTGCACCACGATCTTGAGCTTGTCGTACTTGAGGGCCTCAGCATCGGTCACATGGGCAGGCAGGCCCAGGACGGGGCCGGTGTTGAAGATGGAGTTGGCCCACTGGTCGACATCCTGAGGTGTCCTGATGGGCTTGTTCAGGAGGGCCTTGATCTTGATGCCCAGCCGGTCTAGCTCAGGCAGGGTCCGGTCGAAGGCAGCCATTAGCTCTATGACGTTCTGACGCAGCTTGTCGACCTTGGCCGGGTCGGACGAGTTCTCCATCCCCGGCCAGATGGTGTAGGTGCTGCGGAAGGCCCGCCACTCCCCGTCGTACACAGGAATCCACCCGGCTCTGCCCACCTGGGTGTCAGTGCCGGTGATTTTTTGCCAAGCCTCAGTTACGTTCAACTCCACTCTCCAGGTCTGTGTGCCTGGCTACGACTTCGTGCCAGTTTTTCTCTACAGGTGCATCGCTCAGGATACGTGGCGGCTGCCCATGCGTCCAGACGCCGACTGCGTATGCCTTGTGCAACCTGACCATGATACCGAGACCTCGCCGCCAGGGTTCGGTGATCTCACGGGTGATCGCCAGAGAAATGGGCCACTGCCGGGAGCGTGGCTCGCCGTGCCAGAAGTAAAAAACCCACCAGGAGGAGGTGTTGTCAGGAACGAGGGCTGGGTCCGCAATCTCGGGTAGTACCCAGTCGTCCTCCTCTGGATCGTCGTAGGCGTCGGGGTGGATTTCGGTCAATCGTGTTCTCCTCCAAAATGCGGTCGATTTCCTCCAGTTCGGCATCAGCCGCCTGGATGGCTTTTTTGCTACTTTCGGTGTCGCATTTTTTCGGGAACATGGCTATTCACCGTTATCGCCGCCTCCACCGGTATTTGGCTGAATACTGCCCCAGCCGCCTGATCCGTAGGGGAACCCATTGAGGACTGCGTTGATGTACTGCCCAGGGCTGGAAACCCGCTTGAACCGGGTCCAGATGCTGGGAGGCACCTCGTCGTAATGCCAGGTGGCGTCGGGAGAGGCCGGGGAGCCTTTTCGGAAGATGACCTCTAGTCGACGCTGGTTGGCCGAGTACCGGGCCTGCATGGTACGGGGCCTCCTGGGGTTGATCGTCCTGGTAGGCCAGTAGTAGTCCCAGTCAGGGCTGGGGCTGGGGCCGAAAGGCCCCTGGAGGCCGTGCGGCTCGTCCTCGGCCACCTTGGGTATAGCGGCATCCACCGGGATATGGGCGTACCGGGGATCCTGCTGCTTGGTACGGATCTCCTGCTGGCGGAACCGCTCCTGCCGTTGCTGGTGGTAGGTGAGGCCCTCTTCCTCCTGGAGTCGCTCGCTCTTGACCTTGGCGAAGCTGACGTTCCTTCTGCGAGCCTCAGCCCGAATGGACTCGCTCTCGGGCACTTAGGGGGAAGTCAGCCCTGGGATGGCTGGCCGCATCGTCGGCACCTGTGCCCCGGCACTGTTAGCGACCAACTCCTTCTGATTGGCCCAGCCGCCGAAGGGGTCCACCGGCTTGATGTAGGTGGGCACGTTGGCGTATGTCGGGAACGACTGGGCACCGTCGATGATGTCGCTCTTGCCTGGAGGTCCAGGGGTGGCCCCGATGCCAATCGGCCCTACGCCGGGGAAGGGCGTGTTGCCTGCATTGGGGGTGTAGGGCGGGTTCGGCAGGCCCGTGGGCAGGGTGCCACCGTTTTGGTTGGTCCAGGCCCTCCAGTCAATGACTCCCATCGTCGCCTTCCTCCTCTAGATACGGCATCGAACCAAGTCTGACACGCAGGGGGTACTGCTCCTGCATCACCTCACGGGGATGCTCCTGGGCCAGGTGGTCAGCCATGTCGGCATCCACATCACGCCCACAGAGGAAGCAGTGACCGGTCACGGTGCCAGCCTATGGGGAACCTAAGCTCGGAGCGTGTCAGTACCCTTCTCAACGAAGCAGTTTGAGGAAAAACCGAACCGAAAAATGCCGGTGGTAACAGTGCGACTGGACAAGGTGGTTTCTACACAGAATCACCTAGATCCGGCCAAGGTGCGAGACATCGCCAGTAAGCCTGCTGGAGGCACCCCGCCCATCGTCCACCAGTTCAACGGCAAGTACTACGTGGGGGACGGCCACCACCGGGTGGCTGGGGCCATCGAGCGTGGGGACACCAAGATCAAGGTCAAGAAGGTTCGTTAGCATGGCGAACGATTCTCGAGGATTCCAGCCTGGCCGCACGCCCAGGGCCACCAACATCAGCAGCTTCTACGACGGCCACAACGGCTCTCGTAACCCAGGAGCCTGGCCCACCCTGCTGCGCCGATCCTGGGAGATGCGCTACGGCCAAAGGCCCGGTCCCTACCCCTACGGCCCTGACAACATCCAGTCGCCAGGGTCCAGAGCCAGTCAGTACTCAAGCTGATGGCTTCCTTCCACGACCGGCGCAATGAGGGCCGCAGGACTGCGCCCACTGATGCCACCCATGTCCCTCACCCACCTGGGTTCGATCCGAACACTGGTCACCAGTGGCCCGCTGGGGAACACACCTGGGAGGTGGGTTCAGGAGGTGCCAGCACCTCTGAGCAACTGACCGGTCATCCCTGGCCGAGAGGCAACCGCACCTGGACGGTCAACCCTGAGGGTGTCATCAGGTGAGTACGGCCCTGATCTACGTCGAGGGGGTGATGGGGGAGTCCTCTACTCTCCATGGGTTTTATCCCCTGCCTGACGGGGTCAGGCTGGCCCACGCCCTCCAGTTGGGCTACCAGTTGGTCTTGGGTACTACCCGTTCCGACCATGACGCCGTGGAGCATTGGCTCCTGGTCAACGGCATCCACCGGCCCTCCTTCTATACCCAGTTGCTCTACCGGGAGCAGAAGTGGGCTGACCTGGGGGACGACATGCTGCGGGCTGAGCAAGCCGCCCTGGTGAGGTCCAGTGGGTTCGACCTGGGCTTGGTGGTCTCGGCTGACCCGTCGACCATCCTCCTGGTGACCGAGATGGGTGTCCCGTCCCTGCTGTTCACCAATCCCAGCTATCGGTGGGCTGAATACCGTCCTGACAAAAAACGCCTTCCCAAACCGTGGGAGGAGATTGATCAGGAGGTAATTCGTCAAAAGGAGCTTCGGGCCACTGATCCTCGTCTGTCCGACATTGAGCAAGTGGAGCGCATATGAACACCATTGCCGCTATCACGTCAGTTAACCGCAACACGTCTACGGCCCTCTTCCTGATCGCCGCCATCGTGTTCTTCCTCGCCTTCCTCCATTTTTTCCGACCCTACGTCCACGTCGAGTCATTCAGTTGGGCCTTAGTGGCGGCAGGGTTCGTCATCGTAGCGATAGGACTGATGTTCACATGAGCCTAACCGCCCTCTCTAACAAGCAGTTCGGGACTGAACACAACCTCTTGCAGCAGGGGAACATGGACGAACTCGCCACCAGGGTGAGGGGATTCCAGAACATGACCTCTAACATCTACCGCCCCTCCTTCTCGCAGGACTTCACCAGGGTCCAGGCCATGCCCTCGGGGACATCCTTTGGTGGTGAGGAAACGGAGTAGTGGCAACTGGCGATCCGCCGCCATCCTGGTGGCAGAAGCGGTACGACGAATGGCAGGCCCAGGCTAAAGCTGACGCTGAGGCCAAGGGTGCGCCGTATCCGCCTGGTGCCCAGTTAATCCCCCCAGGTGGCTGGCCTGCGCCGCCCGCCCCAGGTGTCACGTCTTCTCCCCCTGCGGATGAGCCAGACGAACTGGACGAGCTACTGAACAAAGTAGCTACCACCATCCTGTCCAAGACAGGCAAGAAGCCCTCTTGGCAGGAACAATCTGGCACGGTCAAGGGCTATTTCGACCCTAAGAAGGGGTCCACGGTCCAGCCCGACGAGTTTGACGACGAGACCGTGGCGAAGATGCTCGACATCCCTGTCGAGCATGTCCAGCGGTACAAGTCGATGGGGCACAAGTGGGTCAAGCCCACTGAGGAGGGCGGCTTTAGCTTCCACAAGCCTGAGGACAACCCCAACCTGGGGGCACAGTTCAAGGGCTACACCGGGGGGCCGGAAGAGGCTAGGCAGAAAGCCGGTCAGGAGGAGGACGAGGATTACCCTCCAATGGTCAGCCCGACCTGGGCGCAGCACCCTCAGGGTGTCCTCATCCCTGATGCTCCTGAGCAGACCACGGTCAGGTCACCTTCCTGGGCTGAACAACTGGGTGTCGACGTATGGGGCGGTAAGGGAGAGTCGCTGCTGGAGGCGCATCATCAAACGCCTGAGCAGTTTGCCAACGACCCTCGTACGTGGTGGCACGGTCGCTATACCAAGACCGGCAGGGTCAGTGATCTCCCACCGGAAGAGACAAGTGGCGAGGGCTTTCACTCCGGTACCAAGCAGTCGGCAGAGGAGCGTCTGAGCCACCGCTACCCCAGTGAGATCTGGCCGGGGCACCAGGCCCACATGTACCCGCTGCGAATAACTGGCCCGGTAATAGGCACCCACAACATCCATATGGATGTGGGTTATCACTCTGGCCTGGGAGGGCCTGATGCTCGGGGACGGCCTGGCTACCTCTACCACAACGAGTCAGAAGACACCGGCTCGGTCTCGTTGGGCACGCCCAACCGGCAGGACTTCCTGTCGACGCACAAGGAGATGGTGCAGAAGGCTCAGGAGCAAGGCAAGTACGTCCATCCCTTGATCCAGTGGGCTGTGGAGAATCATCCCGAACACACTGGTGGCCCATGGGTGCATCCCAACATTCGGGAGCAGGAGGAGAAGTACAGGGATATGGACACCGGTCAGTCGCCGGGTCAAATGTCCATGTTCGACTCCGACGAGTACGAGCAGAATGCCGCTCGCACTTCGTTCAGGACAGCCGGTGGGGAGACCGTCCACGTCGTCAAGATGCACACCCACCCCACCCTGGGCAAGCAGTGGCAGACCACCACCAGCCAGTACGAGCCTGAGCCTGAGTGGGGCAAGAAGCAGTTCCATGACTTCCAGGGAGCGATCTGATGGTTCAGAAGGCGAAGGGTGCCACCCCGATCAAGGCCCACTTGAACATCAGTGACGAAGACCTGGAAGACCTCATGTCCCAGTACTCGGCTGAGAAGAGTGGTGGTGCCCATGTCCAGGTGCCTGGTCGGCAGTTCACCCCCTACACCGGGGGGCCGCAGCAGGCTCGGGACGAGTACCGCCGCTCAGTGGGCTACCCCGATCCCCGGTCGACGGCCAGGAGGAAGTCATCCTCAGGGGAGCAGGGCCAGTTGTTCGACAAGGAGAGCATCCCCCTGCCAGAGGCCCACACGCAGACACCGGAGCAGTTCGCCAAGGATCCCAGGACGTGGTGGCATGGCCGGGTGACCAAGGGTGGACCCCGGTCCAACCTGGGTGGCAACACCGAAGGCCGGGGTGAGGGCTTCCACGCCGGGACCAGGGAAGCTGCCGAGATCAGGGTGACGCAGAACGTCCGACGCCGGGGCCTACGGCCAGGCATGGCCGGTCACCTCTACCCGCTCCGCATCACCGGGGACGTGGAAGGCCCTGAGCAGATGCGGGAGGATGTGTCGAAGCACATCGAGCTTGGCCCTCGACGCACCCGATGGGGATCCACCACCGGGGGCCGCACCAGGGGCTACCTCTATGAGAATGCCGTCGAGGGGGTCGGCTCGATCTCAGTCGGTGTCCCGGCCCCCAGAAAGAACTACCTGTCCACTCAGAGGGAGATGGTCAAGAAGGCCAAGGCTGAGGGCAAGTACGTCCACCCCACCATCGAGTGGGCAGCCACCAAGACGCCCGAACACACGCCTGACGAGATCAAGGAACGAGTGCCCCAGTACCAGCAGCCGAAGGAGCGCCAGATGTTCCTCCATGAGGGCCTCATCCCTTCGCATGTCATCCAGGGGGCGCAGGCGCAGAAGGGTGACTTCTCGGCTGCTGGTGAGATGCAGAGACAGATGCAGCCGTCCCCTGAGAGGACCGAACGTCGTAGCTATGTCACTGAGAGCGGGAAGACTCAGCACATCTGGAGGGACGTGGTAGGCGGGCCTGGTAGCGCCCTTAACCCGAAGCAGTGGACGCCGCTAAATTAAGTACACTTGGAGTTCTCATGCCAGTTTTTCACGACCGCCGCACCGGGGAGATCAAGGATCTCACCCGTGAGGACTACGTCAACTCCCTGTACGGCTCTGGCAAGGAGGGGTTCAGTCAGGTCTTCCCAGGGGAGCAGTCGAGTGCCCTGACGCCCTGGAGTGGCGTGGGTGGCCTGCGTCACCGGGAGCCTTACGAGATGGACAAGGTAGCCGCCTCCCTGCGTCAGCCTGAGTCGATGCTGACAGAGGTCGACCCCCGCAACCTGCGGGCCACCCAGCCTGAAATCACCCGTGCTGGCGTCGAGTACTACATGGGCGAAGAGCATCGCCGTACCGGTGAGACCTTCGCTGACCGCACCAGCCCTGGCAACCGTTACCCGGTTGTCTACAGCCGCACGCACCCCGTCACCGGGGCCGTTGAGAACATGATCCTGTCCGGTCATCACCGGGCAGCCGCCGCTCTGCTCCAGGGGCGGGCGCTTCATGCCCGCTACATACAGGGTGGCTACGGGAGAGAGCGTTGATCGCTGTGACGCCGTCGTTGTACGTCGGTAAGCCAGAGGATACGGTCTATTTCAGCGACTTGCACTGGGCCGATACGGTGATTCAGGCCACGAACCTGATCGAGGGTGGGCACTCCGCTCTGATCGCTGAGGACAACTGGGAGGAGAGGGTGTATGCCATCTTGACGATGTTGGGGGCCAAGCCTGACACCGTCGAGTGGGCTATCAACACGGCACCTAGAGTCAATGAACCAAAGGAATCTTGACCTCTATTTTGGCGGGGCCGAAGTCCCTACCTGGCGGAAGCTACTGGCCCAGGAGGGCGTGCCTCATGTGGCGATCAACTTCTTCCACCTGAGGCCCCGCCTACCACAGAAGCCCTGGACCCTGGAGGATCACTTCCCTCCAGAGCAGGACATCTTCCTGATCTCAGGAGCCAGCAGCACCGAGAAGAAGAACTGGAGTGCGCCCCAGCATGAGGAGTTCCTGGCTGCCTACGTGGCCTTTGTCCGAGACAACCTGGACCGACTCAAGTTCTTTACCGAGTACGACCCAGTGGACCTGGGAATCGAGTGGGTACTACGTCAACGTGCGCTATGGAGTGGCGTTGCCGACGACAAGCTGGTGCCTGTCTGGCACGAAGAGTGGGGTGCCCCCCTACTCAGGACAATGGTGGAGGGACACCCCAACATAGGCGTGCCTCCTGTCACGCCTCGTACGGTGAACGTACTGGCGAGCCTGGTCAGGCGCACACGAATTCGCCTCCACGGCCTCAGCTTCGGCCACCCCCATGACACCCCAGGTGATGTCTACAGCACCCTGGTGTCCTCCTCCTGGATCAGCCCCACCCGGTTCGGGGAGACCGTCATATGGGACGCCAACCGGCTGCGCCGGTACCCCGCCGACGAGAAGGTCAAGATCCGCACCAGGCACCGGCAGCACTTCGCCCAGGCAGGCTTCGACGCCGATCTGATCCTCTCCGACAACAACAAGGAGGTGGCCCGCTACACCATTTGGGCCTGGCGTCAGATGGAGCAGGGGGCTAACCGATCAACTCACAACGGCAACGGACGAGGCCCCGATAACGGGTCTGCCCCCGTTGAACTAGTTGATCACTTACCCGCTCCGGTACACCAAAACGGTGATGGGAGGGTCACGCTGCCGGTCTTCGCCTTCAGGCCCGTGACTTCAGTGGTGCCCAACCCTGACGGGGCCGGGACCAGGGAGGTGGTCAGCCAGGTCGCCCACATGGGGGACTCTGACCTGCGTAAATGCAACTCCTGTGCGCTGGCGGCGGTCTGCAAGCTCTACGAGGACGGGGCCTCCTGCAAGTACTCGATCCCCATGGAGATCCGCAATCGTGATCAACTACTGGGCGTCCTGTACTCGCTTTTGGAGATGCAGGGCCAACGGGTGCAGTTCACCTTCCTGGCAGAGCAGCTACAGGGTGGCTACCCCGACGCCAACCTGTCGAGCGAACTGGACCGCTTCATGTCCATGACGGCCAAGGTCAAGGACATCCAGGACAATCGAGACTTCCTCAAGGTCACCGTCGAGGGCCGTGCCCAGGCCGGGGTGCTGTCCCGGCTGTTCGGCCATGACCGTGTCGAGAATGCCACTCGGTGGGATCCTGACAAGACAGAGGGTGCCGTCCGCAAGCTGATGGAGGACTGATGAGTCAGAAGCATCAAATCCTTTCTTCTCAGCAGTTCGGCAGTGTCGCTGACACCCATGAGGAGCAGGGTGCCGCCAATCCTCAACAGCAGGCCACGAACCCCGAACCTGAGGATGTGCCGGGTGCCTTGGATGGATGAGCTATCGCTCTAGGCGGATCTCTTCTACATGGTGGGTGGCTCGTATCCAGGCGTCCTGACGGCTCGTACTCTTCTCCAGGTCGTTGCAGTAGGCGCACCAGGCCAGCCAGGCGTAATGCCTGGCCCGCCACAGCCGCCACTTCCACCGCAGCCACTTCAATCCGGCAACCTCTTCCCCTTCATCTCCCCCGACTCGACGGCCTTCTGATGAAAGTAGTCGCAGATGTCTAGCTGCTGCTGGTAGGTCTCGGGGTCCATGTTGTCCCCCATGATGTCGAGGACGGTCAAGATGGCGTTGGCGTAGGCGTGCAGGGCGCTCATGGCGTAGCTGTCCTTGAGCCGGATGACTACGGCATCGGGCAGAGGCTCAGGTAGCCCTTGAATCCGCCTGCCGTCCATCATCCAGTGGGCGTAGTCCTCGGCCTTGAACACGATGTACTTGGCTTGCTCTTCTTCTATCCAGTCAGCGGTCATGGGCTGAGCATGCCACCCTCCAGGTGGGCCAGGTGGGGCCGCTGGACAAGATCCATTGATCTTTTCCCGATGGCACATGCCGCCCCCTGCGACCTACTTACACTCGCCCTATGAGCATCGTGTACGGAAGCGTCGGTCTGTCGAGCGGGGCCGGGATGACGGTGGTGGGCCGTGCCGGTTCCCTGATGATGCTGCACGGCGGGCCGCTTGACGGCGAGAGCCAAATCTGCCAGGCCCTCAACACGCAGATCGGCTCGATCATTTTTTTCCATGTGCCCAACTATCAGGTCTTCCACAACGACAACGTCACGGTGATAGGCCAGGGCATCGAGGTGGAGTACCAGTTGGTCAGCCAGGGCGGCCCTCCCGGCAGCACTGACACCTGGGTGGACTCCTGGAACTTCAACTTCGTGCCAGAGAGCTTCGTGCCACCACCCCCGCCTGTCACGCCTAGCTACCCCATCGTCCCCACCCTCTACGTCCTCATGTCTGCGAGCGGCACCGTGATCCTGGCTGACGCTGGCATCACGGTGGGGCCAGGCATCTCCATGGCCGACTCGGTCACCAGCATGGAGGTCGACGGCTTCACTACCGGCTTCGTGGACTCCAACGCTATCTCCATGGAAGCCGACACCTACATGACGGTCGGAGCCGACTGGCAGACCAACAGCGTCCTCATGGGCGACTCCTCTACATCCCTCAGCGCAACCGGCCTAGTGAACGGAGCATGACAGTGGCGACTCACGTAACCCTGCAAACCACCGATGGACGCATTGTTGATGGCATCAGCTACTCGGCAGCGGGCATCAGCACCAACCTGCCTGCCATGGTGGCGCTCATGCCGGGGCAGATGGCGATGGGCATCTTTCATGTGCGAGGCCCTCGTGGCTGGGAGTACATCCCGGCCAGCCAGGTCAGCAGCATCCTGCGTGCCTCCATGGGGGCGCAGACGTGATCCTGGAGTCCAGCGACATCTTCAACCGGCGCATCAACAAGAAAGACCTGATGATCGAGCCGTGGCACCTGGAGCGACTTCAGCCCGCCAGCTATGAGATCAGCCTGGACTCCAAGTTCCTGATCTTCGACCCCCTGCTGAAGTGCATCGATGCTGAGCATCCCGGCGACTACACCCGCTGGGTCGACATCGACGACAACGAGCAGCCCTGGTACGACGAGGGTGCGTACATCATGCGCCCAGGTGAGTTCATCCTCGGCTCCTCGGTGGAGTGCTTCACCTTCCCCGATGACCTGGCCGGGGAACTGACCGGTAAGTCCTCCATCGGTCGCCTGGGTATCCAGGTTCACTCCACGGCAGGCTTCTTTGACCCCGGCTTTAACGGCACAGCCACCCTTGAAATCAGCAATATCAGCCCCGTGCCGATCCGCCTTCAGCCTGGCCTGGTCATCGCTCAGATGCGCTTCGTCAAGCTGTCGAGGTCCAGCCAGTGGGCCTACGGACACCCTGAGCGCAACAGCCACTACCAGGGTCAGCGAGGCCCCACGCCCAGCCGCCTGGGGTCCAGGGACATGGTGCGCCCCATCGTGGACGTGCAGCCATCCATGGCTGGTGAGCAGCTACAGCTACCAGGCGTCGACTGGTCCCAGTACGAGACCCATGGACGTTAGCCACGGGTGCTACTCGGGCAGTGAGGCCCAGTTCGACAACCTGCGCTGCATGTGGTCCCAGGTGGCGGGCTACGGCGTGCATGACTTCAGGAACCAGGGCGGGCCGATCCTGCCCCGCCTGGACTACGAGCGGTACCAGGAGGAGGACTTCCTGGGTGAGTGGCCTGACGGCGCTCCTGACGATCCCCTCCTCATCCTCTTGCTCCACCACGAAAAAACCGGCATCATCAAGTGGCAGCACGCCCCATTTTTGGCGGATCGCCTGGAGGAACTGGAGCATGCCATGAGCCAACCAGGGTCGACCCCCCAGTGGGTGCTGCTGACCCAGCAGTTCCACCGGGGCCTGCGTACGGCAGCCCACTGGAGACAGGACGTGGTGTTTTCGTGAAGACCAACGTGGGGGCGCATCGCCGCAGTGTCAACCGCTGCACGTCGAAGAAGATCGAGGACAAGGGCAGGCGTCGGTCCTGGCGCTGCCAGTTGGTTCTCGGCCACAAGGGGAAGCACATCAGCTACTCGGGCCACCGCACCTGGGAGGACAGCCTTGAGCCGCAGCAGGGATGAGTACGAGAGTCGCCTGGACGCCGCCTCCTACGAGAGCCGCCTGGATCCCCTGAGGGATGCGGCCCATGAGGTGGTGCTGGCTTGGCAGGCAGAGGACAACCAGGAGAAGAACGATCTGTCCGAGAGGATCTGGCAGGCCATCGCCAACCTGGCCTCGGTCCTGGTCTCCAGCAAGAGGGGGGAGCCGGTCCCTACGGTCGAGGTGACACAGACGATGTCACCTGTCCCTGTGGGTTCCCCTGAGAGGCCCCTAGATCGCCGCAGGAGCGCCGCAAAAAACATTTCCGACCCTGTGTACCAAAGTGCCTTTATTTCGGAAGCACGGGCCTCCAGGCGGGAGCCAGACGTGGAGACCGCCAGGGAGTTCCTGGGCCGGTACGTCAGGCTGGAGTTCAACGTCGACTGGCACCCGGCCAAGGGGGTGCTGACTGACGTGATCACCGACGACTTGGTGGGTGGCAACTTGAAGCAGCCCTACCTCCTGCTGGACAACTACCGGGAGAGGATCTACCCCTTGAACGCCGTCACCAGCATCCAGCTACTTGACCATGTACCAGGCAGCCACCCCTCGACGCCATGAAGAAGGACGAGTACGAGGACGCCTGGCGGGACTCCTCCATGAAGGAGTGGATTCACCACGTCCTGGATGAGATGGTGCCCAAGATGGAGAGGAGTGGCCTGGTCATCTCCCTGGTGCCTCATGGCAAGTCTGAGGGTGACGTGAAGTACTGGGTGGAACTGGGGGCCTCGATAATGATGGACAAGCCCATCCTGGCCGTGATCGTGGGTGACGATCCGATCCCCTTCAAGCTGCAACAGGTGGCCGATGAGATCGTGCGCCTACCTGAGGGTGTCAACATGGAGGCCAGTGAGGAACTGGCCTCAGCAATCAAGCGAATGATGGGTGAGGAATGACAGTCGGCCTGGTGATGATCGTCAAGGACGAGGCAGAGATCCTGCCCCGTCTGGCTATGTCGGTGGTGCCCCACATAGACCATTGGACCATCGTTGATACAGGCAGCACCGACGATACCGTGAGAGTGGCCCAGGAGGCGTTCTCAGCCGTTCCAGGTGAGGTGCTGCATCATCCGTTCGACGGGTACGGTCCCAGCCGTAGCTACGCCCTGAGGGCCGCTGAGAGCCACACAGACTGGATGCTGGTCCTCGACGCTGACGACACCTTCCATGGGGAGATTGACACCGACACCACGGCTGACTGCATAGAAGCTGAGATGCGTCAAGGTGACCTCCGCTTCTACCTGCCGAAGCTGCTGCGCTCCAATCGGGGCTGGGAGTCACGGGGCCGCACCCATGAGTACTACTGGTCGCCGGTAGCCAGTGGCACCTGGCCGGTGCGGACCTCTAGCTTCTACATCCAGCACCACGGTGATGGCACTGGGCGGGCTGAGAAGTTCCAGCGGGACTGCAACCTGCTCCAGCTTGACTGGGATGAGACCCATGAGCCACGCACGGCCTTCTACCTGGCCCGCACCTATGACGACATGGGCGATATGGCCCAGGCCATCGAGTGGTACAGAACCAGGCTCAACCTGGAGGGTTGGGAGGAGGAGTCCTTCTATGCCAGGTTCCGCCTGGGGGTCAACCTGCTCAACCTGGGGGCGCATGCCGAAGCAGCAGGCCACCTGTGGGCAGCCTGGGGCCAGCGACCTGGGCGAGCGGAGCCAATGGTGGCACTGGCTGAGCATTACCGGCTGACAGAACAGTGGCTGCTGGCCTGGGTGACCATTAGCCTGGCTAAGGAACACTACGAGCCGAACACGCCGGGACTGTTCGTGGACATCAGCATGGAGTGGCGGATCAACTACGAGCTATCCATCGCCGCCTGGTGGAGTGACCATAAGGACTGGGGACGCCTGGCTCTGCACAAGCTGCTGAGCCGTGATGACATCCCCGATCCTTACCGGTCCTCGATCCAGGCCAACAAGGAGTTCTACTTCTCCTAGTTGTGTCCAGCCTGGATCTGCTTCATGCGCTCTTCGTACGCAGCCATCATGGCGTCGATGCGGGCCGCATATTCGGGCAGGACTTGCTTCATCTCTTCGGCGTCCCCCCGCTCAGCCATCGAGGCAGCGGCCAGCATGTCGGGCCAGTCGCCCTTGCCGCCGTCGTTCCAACGGATGCTCTTGGGGTACGTCTGCTTGATGATCTCGTCCACGTCCACGGTGAACCGCTCGTCACTCGGCTCCATGTCGGGCCTCCAGGGCACGTAGGGGCGGTCGACGGGGTAGGCCCCGCAGACACCGAAGCCTGAGCCACTCTCGGCCCACACTGGGATGCTCCCCTGGCAGATGAAGATGCGGGGATGCTCCTGCCTGAGGCAGTCGTCGCAGATGTTGAAGCTGAGGTACTCCCCATGTAGGTCATCAAAGACCCTGGAGCCGTAGTTACCGTGCGTGTGGCACACCACCCCATCACGGGGCTGGCCCTCGTCGTCAAACTCCCGGTACAGCACCTTGCCACAGATGAGGCAAGGGAAATCAGTTTTGCGTTCTCGTTCCATGTTCACCTCCTTCACCTATAACAAGGATGCTTGAGCCGGTAAGTGTCAACCTTCGGGGTGCATTTTCTTGTACAACTCGATGGCCTGCTTCTCGGCCTCGATGTGCTGAGCGACCTGGGCCTCACTCCAGGGGCGAGGGTTGTCAGCCTTCTCGTCCAGTGAGTACAACTCGTTGACCGTGTGGCAGCTAGAGATGAACTCCCAAAACTGCTCATCGCACCAGGGTGGCACCCAACCATCAGAGCGGCACACGAAGACCGCATGGAACAGCGTGGGGTTGGGCAGGCCGTCGTCCACCTGGCGGTCGATGACCTCCTCAGGTAGGTCAGGCCCACCCTCGGTCTCAGCGGCCCAGGACTTCCAGCGAGGGTAGCGAACGTGGAGTTCGGACTGCTCAAAGAGGTGGTAGCCCACCATCCAGTCGTCGCAGTAGACCCGGCCAGACTCTCGGATCTCCTCGATGGTGCGAGCGCCGTAGCCACTGTCATGGTGGGCGTCGTAGAGCCACAGGACAGCGGTGCGCTCAGCCAGCGAGTGGGCCACCATGTCGTTCGCCGCCTGGCTGTTGCTGTTGGCGTAATAGAGGGTGGCGTCCTCATCGATGTTGAAGCGATCCCAAAAGGTCTTCCACTCGTCGTTCATCTGCGGGCGAGGGTGGTTGCGCTTGTCGAAGTTGGCAGCCCGCACACTCCAGATCCAGTCACCGATGGACTGCTCTGAATGGCCCCAGTCGAAGAACTCGATCTGCTCCCGCATGGTGGACTCGTCAGGGTTGCCCTCGGGCGTGGGGAAGAAGTAGTCCCAGTCGACCACCAGGACGTTCTGAGCCTCCAGGTCAAGTTCAGCCATTACTGGTGCCTCACTTCCACCACGGGAGTGGCCCCGTTGTAGCCGATGTTGTCAGCGAGCAGTTCAGCCGGGGTCCACACTGAGCCGTGGCAGTCGGGGCGGAAATCCACTACCACGTCGTCGGGATCGATGTGTCCAGGCAGGCGCACCAGCACCTGGCTGTGGTCGATGGGATCGGTGATGATTATTGCGGTCTCGGGTGGTTGGTCAGTCATATCCTTACGTTCCGATTCTCTAGATATTCGTCTTGAAGTTCCTTGAGAACCTTCGGGTCCATACTCGGCTCCCAGGTGGGATTCAAGATGTACTCTCGTTCCCAGGTGTAATACTCTTCCAGGTGGGCCTCGCTCAGCTTTTTGAAGGCGTACCGGATTGCACTTGTATGGAGCGTCACCCGTGCAGATGTTTTGTACCGCTCTTGTTCCTCTTGCTGCTTCTCTTCCTCTGTCAGTCGTCGCTTGCTCATTTATCTTCTCCTGTTCTTACGGCTACGGTTTCGGTTCTTGGTTGTCTCAAAGCGCATCTTGTTGCCCGTGTGGTAGCAGCGACAGAGCGCACACTTGTACCGGTTGAATGTGGTCCAGCCCTTGCGTCGACCGGCAGCGACGGCAGCGTCAGCCGCCGCAGCGGTGGCGTACTGACGCTTGCCGGTAGGGCAGTCACTCCCCTCTTCCATCCTTCACCTCATAGGTGCCAACAGCATTCGGTTCAGCCCATACAGCGATGCCATGGCCCCAGCCCAACCACTGCTCCGCAGCGATCACGGCTCCAGCCCCGTCGCCGTCACGGGTGCCGTATAGACGTACGAACTGTACCATGTGGGGCCGATGCCCAGCGATCTGTAAGGTCCAGTTGCGATCCTCAGCCTTGCTGCTGCCGGGGTTCTTGGGCTTGATGAGGCAGATCGCCACGGTGACGAGGTCGCCCCCAGTGCGCCAGCCGTCGCCGGATGCGTGTGTGTGAGGCATCACGCCATCGTGAAGATGCTTGTGGTGCAGAGCGAGAGCGTTGTGGGTGCCAGGCGAGCGGTCGTTATGCCGCTCATGGAGGTGGGCAGCGAGGGCCTGCTTCGGGGTAGGCATCAGTTGGCCTGCGCTCTGCGTTGGGTCCAGTAGCGGTACTTGAAGTCCCGGTACTCATCAGCCAGCAGCCGTTCGGCAGCGTCGATGGGTAGGTCGGTGGCTTCCAGCTTCCCCTCGATCCAGATGTCGTAAACACCGGGCGAGGCTTTGGTAGCGACCACCTGGAGGTTGATGTCGGAGAGGACCGTCATGGTCCCCTTGCTCTCGTCCTTCACGTCCACGTAGGCGATGACGACTGGGGTCAGGTAGCCCACGTCCCCAGGCTTGTTCTGATAGGCCACGTTGACCTTGCGCTTGGCGCATCGCTGAGCCAGGCGATCCAGGGCAGCGAAGTCGGTGGGATCCATGGGGTCGATGGCGGTCATATCGCCTCGATCCGCAGCCCGTAGGTGGCGGGCGTCATCAGCGAGTTGATTTTGTCGAGCGCACCGCTGACGTTGGGGGTGGCGAAGCCCTCAGCTTGGATGCGGTCACGCATGGTTGCCAGCGAGTCGATGAGTGCAGCGACCTCGCCATCGGTCAGTTCGACACTAGGCATCAGTCATCATCCCCGTCGTCAACGATGGGCAGCTTGGTCTTGACCGTACGGCGCTTGCCCTCGCTGTTGCGGGATGCGTCGGGGTCGGCGTTGTAGTCGTTCTCGGCCTCAGCGATGGTCAGATGCAGATCCTCGGCGTACTGGTTGGTGTGTTCCACCAGTCGCTCCAGGGCGGGCAGGAGGCCGTCATCGATGTCGGTGGCGTCGGTGTAGTTCTCGTAGTAGAGCCACACGGCAGCCTTGATGCCGTCCCACAGAGCCTCTTGAGCGGCCTGCTCAGCGATGCTGTAGGCGATGATGCGGCTTGGGATCGGGTGGTTTTCAGGCAAGTTCTCTAGCTTTCTCGGTAGTTGGTTGATGGGGCGGGAGCGGCGGTCTCTGTGTCCCTCTTAGTCCGGCTTCTGTGACCGGCCACCGCTCCCGTTCGGTGCGCTTGAGCGCACCGAACATGTGCTGGCAACAGCACATTGAAAACCTGAGCCAGCCCTATCGTCGCCTACCCTCCCCGAATCGATGCACCTCCTCGGTTACTCTCAGCTATTTTCGGACTGTTCTCCACGTTCGCTCCCGGCAGATTTCGCCCTTCCTCACCGTTCGTTCAGGGATCCTCCCTTCGCCAGGAACCGTGCCTGGCACACACCTCGGACCCCCGTCGGGGCCAGGCCCGGATACTTCGCCGGGACGTTGTCGGGGCTGGTGGTCGTTAACCGTCAGCGGTGATTTCAGCGGGGTACTTGCGAGGCACCTCCGTGGTCTCAGGTTTTCAATGTGCTGTCCAACAAGAACCAGTATATCAGATCACACAGACATGTGATGGCATCTATGCGGATTTTTTTCAGTCGACGTACGGCACCCCATCGTGGTTGACCTCAGAGTCCACCAGGAAGGCCGCAGGGGCGTCCTCATGGAGCCAGATGCCAGATGGGTAGCAGTACTCGATGCGGCCCCCACAGACGCTGCAAATGCCCTTAGCGGCCAGCCCAGTGCCACGGCAGTCGGGGCAGTCCTGGGTGATGCCGTAGGACTTGAACTCCCCGATGCCGTCGCAGTAGGTGCAGCGTGGGTGCTTAGTTGCCATGGGTCTTCCCACCTCCAATCCCAGGGCGGAAGGTGTTCTTGATGCCCACCTTGTAGACCGACACTCGGCCTTCGGGAGCAATAGCCACCACGAACTGGGTCTTG